ACCTGTGCGCGCGAATCGCAGCCTTCTGATCACTGGGGCAGGCCGCCCCGCATCGTGACACACCGTCACGGAAGGGAGTGATCGTCGTGTCTGTACCCGGCAGGAAGCCGAAGCCCGCCCTGCAAGTCGTGCGCGAGGGCAACCCTGGGCACCGGCCCGTCCGCGAGGGCGCCAAGGTCCCCCCGGCCGAGCTGGTCGAGCCTGACTGGGGGCAGCTGTTCCCGGACGTGCGCGTGCCCGACAAGCCGCGGGCGCCGGCGGGCGCGAGCGACACGGAGCTGAAGGAGTACCGCCGCGAGGTCGACGCGTGGCAGCGCATCAAGCTGGCGAGCGAGGCCGCCGTGTTCTGCCGCGACGTGGCCGCCCGCGAGTGGGCGCGCGTGGTGCCCATCTTGAAGATTGCCGTGGGCCTGTCGACCGTGGACCGGTCCGCGGCCGTGGACTACTGCCTGTGCGTCGCCCGCCTGGAGTGGTGCGAGCGGCGCCTGTCGGTCGAGGGCCTCGTCACCGAGGGGCAGCGGGGGCCGTGCCGGAATCCGCTCACGACCGTCGCCACCCAGTACCGGACACAGCTGAAGGCGTACATCGGTGAGCTGGGACTGAGCCCGAGTTCGCGGGGGCGGATCGCGCCGCCGGAAGGCGGAGACGATGACGACGACGGAAGCGTCTTCGACTGACGGCAGGTTCTACCTGACGTTCGAGGACGAGGCCGACGACCTGCCAGTGCCGCGCGCAGCGCTGCACCAGCTGGGCATGACAGACGAGGAGATCGGCCAGGCCCTCGCTTCCAAGCCTCTGGTCGTCGCGAACCAGGCGCACTTGAAAGAAGGCGCCTGGTTCGACGTCCCCGCGGTCCTGCGCGCCAAGCGGGCCATCGAGTCCTTCAGGCACACCAAGGGCCGGTGGGGCGGCAACGCGTTGTTGCTCGCGCCCTGGCAACTGGTGTGGGCCATCGCCCCCGTCTTCGGCTGGCTGTACGACGACGAGGAAGCGGGCCGCCCGGTCCGTGTGATCCGCACGGCCTGGATCGAGGTGCCCCGGAAAAACGGTAAGTCGACAATCAGTTCTGGCGTGGCGCTGACGCTGCTGCTCGCGGATCGGGAGATCGGCGCCGAGGTCTACGCGGCGGCTGGCTCACTGGAGCAGGCCAAGCGTGTATTCGATGACGCGAAGCGGATGGCGCAGACGAGCCGGGCGGTGCGCGGGCGCGTGGACGCGCGGGCGGCCGCGCTGCTCACCCCGCGGACCGGCGGGGTGCTGCGGGCCCTGTCGAAGGTGGCCGAGACCGCGCACGGCCTGAACGTCTCCGGCGGCGTCATCGACGAGGTGCACGTCCACAAGAAGCGCGACCTGGTCGACGCCATCGAGACCGGAACGGGCGCCCGTGACCAGCCGCTCATCATCTTCATCACGACAGCGGATGAGGGCGATGAGGGCACGATCTACGACGAGAAGCACACGTACACCGTGCGCGTCGCCGAGCTGGTCGTCGAGGACCCGTCGCACTACGGCGTCATCTGGGCGGCGGAGGAGAAGGACGACCCGTTCGAGGAGTCGACCTGGCGCAAGGCGAACCCGGGCCTGGGGGTGTCGCCGACGCTGTCGTACCTGCGCAAGGAGGCGGCCAAGGCGAAGGTGACGCCGTCGTACTTCCCGACGTTCTGCCGACTGCACCTGAACCGGCGGATGCGCTCCAAGGTGCGGTGGCTGCCGATGCCGCTGTGGGACGCCAACGAGGGAGAGCTGACCCCGGCCCGGCGGCAGCGGTTCCAGCCGGCGTGGGGAGGGCTGGACCTGTCGGCAGTCTCTGACCTGTCGGCGTGGGTGCTGGTGGTCAAGTCCCGCCAGCCCGGCAAGGAACTGGAGATCGTCCCCCGATTCTGGGTGCCGGAGGACCGATGCGACGAGCTGGCGCACCACCTTCAGGTGCCCCTGCGGGAGTGGGCGGAGGCTGGCCTGCTGACGCTGACCGAGGGCGACGCGATCGACTACGCGGCGATCGAGGACCAGATCCTGGCCGACTCGCGCACCTACCGGATCCAGCGCGTCAGCTACGACCGGATGTTCGCCGGCGGCTCGTTGCAGCGGATCGAGGCCAACCCGCGCATCGGTGAGGTCGTTCCGGTGTCGCAGACCTACCTCGGCATGGGGCCGGGGTCGAAGGAGACCGAACGCCTGCTGCGTGACCGGGCGCTCGTGCACGACGGCCACAAGGTCCTGCGCTGGAACGCGGGATGCGTCGAGGTCATCCGCGACGGCAACGACAACATCCGCCCGGTCAAGCCGAAGCGGGATGAGTCCTCGGCGCGCATCGACGGCATCGCCGCCCTGGTGATGGCCATGGACGGCTACCTGCGGCGCAAGGCCGTCCGGGACACCGCAGACAGCGCGTGACGCGCAGGAAGGGAGGGCGCACGTGTTCACCGACACGGAGAACCGGCTGGCCGGCACCGACAGCCCGGAGACGATGATCCGGAAGCTGCGCGCCCGCCTGGACAAGCGGGACGCCAAGGTCCAGGAGTGGAACTCCCTGTACGAGGGCGAGCGGCCGCTCAAGTACGCCAGCCCGGAGTTCAGCGAGCAGACCGGGGGGTTGTTCGACGACTTCTCCGACAACTGGTGCAAGACGGTGCCGGACACGCTCCGCGAGCGCCTGGCCGTCATCGACTTCGAGGGTGAGGACGGCACCTCCGACAAAGAGGCGATGAAGGCCTGGAAGCGCACCCGCGCCGATGTCGAGGTGGGCCTGGCCATCCTGGACGCGCTGGTCGTAGCCCGGTCGCACGCCATGGTGTGGAACCCCGGCGGCGAATCGGACATCACGTTCGTACCCGCCGGGCAGGCCATCGTGGACTACGCGCCCGGCACCCGCGGCGTGCGCCGGGCCGGCCTGAGGGTCTGGTCGGACGGCAGCCACGAGTTCGCCACCCTGTTCGTGCGGGCGATGGCGGGCAGCCCGGCCCGCGTGTACCGGCGTCAGCGCACCGTCAACGGCGGCGAGTGGGTGACACGGACGATCGGCCTGCGCACCTCCGAGCAGGTCGACATGGTCAACCCCATGGGCGACGAAGTCCCCCTGGTGGAGATCGCCAACCGAGCCCGCCTGCACGGCAAGCCCCAGTCGGAGATCGCCCAGGTAGCCCCCCTACAAGACGGCGTGAACACGTTGTGGGCGCACCTGTTCACCGCGGCCGACTTCGCTGCGCTGCCGCAGCGCGTGGTCCTCGGAATGGACCGGCCGACCAAGGACATCGTCGACCCCGAGACCGGCGACATCATCGACGTCGAGAACGTCCCGCTGGGGCAGTACTCCAAGGACCGCCTGCTCTGGCTGTCCAAGGTCGGCGCGAACATCGGCCAGTTCTCCGCCGCGGACCTCAACGCATACCTGAAGGTCATCGACCAGTGCGTGCGGCACATCGCCGCCCAGACCAGGACGCCCCCGCAGTACTTGCTGGGCGAGATGGCCAACATCGCCGCTGACGCACTGGAGTCCGCGGAGTCCGGCCTGGTCGCCAAGGCCATGGACAAGCAGCTGCACTTCGGCGCCGACCTGCGCGAGATCATGCGGCTGGAGGCCCTCGCCGCCGGCGACCCGGCCCGCGCGGCGTCCCTGTCCATGGGGCGCACCGTGTGGCGGGACGCCCAGTTCCGTTCCGTCGCCCAGTACGCGGACGCCCTGACGAAGTACAAGGCGATCGGCGTCCCCGACGAGGCCCTGTGGCGGATGATCCCCGGTGTCCGGCCCGAGCAGGTCGAGGAGTGGATCCGGCTGCGCGACGAGCAGGCCGCCGCCGCGGCGCAGGCCGCCGCCACGGCATTCGGCTCGTTCGGGCCGAAGGAGACCGACGCTGACGACGAGGACGACGCGGAGGGTGAAGCGGCATGAGCGACGCCGCTGACGCCCGCTACCGGCAAGTGCAGTCCCTCGCCCTGGCCGTCGTCGCCCGCGTGCAGTCCATCTGGTCGGGCCTGGCCGCAGAGAACATCCTGGCCTCCCTGCAAGGCGACCAGGGCGCGGCCATCCTGGACGCGGTCGTCGCCGGGCAACTCACCGCGGCGCAGGGCGCCCAGGCGTTCGTCGGCCAGGCCATGGCCGAGCGAGGCGCGGCCGCGCGGATGGCCGCCGAGGTCACCCCATCAGCGCTCGCCGGAGTCGCCTCCGACGGGCGGCCGCTGACGACGCTGCTGTACGTCCCCGCCATCACCACCTACACCACGCTGGCGGCCGGCGCCGACCCGGCCACCGCGCTGCTGGCGGGCATGAACCAGATGGCGCGGATGGTGGCCACACAGATCTCGGACACCTCGCGGGCCGCGACCCAGGTGGCGATGGTGACGCATCGCCGCTGCATCGCCTACGTGCGGGTGGTGAAGCTGCCGGCGTGCGGAAGGTGCATCATCCTGGCCGGCCGTCAGTACAGCTACAGCACCGGCTTCCGGCGGCATCCGAAGTGCGACTGCGGCATGGACCCCATCGACATCGAGCGATGGGGCGAAGTGCCCAGCCCCGAGCGGCTGGTGGCGCAGATGAGCCCGCAGGAACAGCGGCGGCGACTCGGCGCGGCCGCCGTCGACGCCCTCGACAAGGGCGCGGACCTCGCGCAGGTCGTCAACGCCCGCAAGGGCATGCAGACGATGACCATCGACGGCCGCAAGGTGAAGACGACCACCGAGGCCACCACGCTGCGCGGCATCGCAGGCAAGCGCCTTGCCGTGGACCTGGGCGCGGACAAGCTCCCCCGGGAGCGCTACCGACGCTCCAACGCCCCGAGGCTCATGCCGGAGGAGATCCTCCACCAGACCAAGGACAGCAGCCGTGACGAGCAGCTGAAGCTGCTGAAGCTGCACGGCTACATCTACTGACTTCCGGGCGCGAGGCCCGGGTGCGCGCGGCGCGACGCCGCGCGGAACACCGAAGGAGGAGCGCGATGCTCCGCACACGCAAGAACACCCTGTCCACCATCGGCGGCTGGGCCCACCCGTACCCCACTGGCCCTTTCGACCCGTACCTCTACGCCGACGGAGGGGACGGCGGCGGCTCCGGATCCGGCAGCGGCAGCGGTGACGGGGGCGGCTCCGAAGGCGGGGACGGCGGCGACGGCGGCTCCGGAGACGGGGACGACGACAAGCTGGGCGAGGGCGGCAGGAAGGCCCTACAGGCGGAGCGCGACGCCCGCCAGGCGGCCGAAGCCAAGGTCAAGGAGCTTGAGGCGAAGCTGTCCCGCAAGCCGAAGCCGGACGGCGGCAAGGGCGGCGACGGCAAGGGCGATCCTGCGCCGGACGTCGAGTCGATCAAGAAGGAGCTGCGCGAGGAGCTCACCGCTGACACCAACGCCCGCCTGGTGCGCGCCGAGGTGAAGGCCGCTGCGGCGGGCAAGCTCGCCGACCCGTCCGACGCCCCGAAGTTCATCGACCTGGCGAAGATCAAGATCGGCGAGGACGGGGAGCCCGACGCTAAGCAGATCAAGAAGGCGATCGAGGAACTGCTGAAGGACAAGCCGTACCTGGCCGCCAACGGCGCCGGGCAGGGCTGGGGCGACGTCGGCGGCGGCGGCCACTCCACCCCGCCGGCCGAAGTGGAGCCCGGCCTGGGGCGCCTGCGGCACGCCTACGCCACCGAGTCCAAGACCAAGTAACCGGCCCGCGCAGCGGGTCTCACCTGTGAAGGAGGGCCCGCTGTGGCCGTCACTCTCGTCGAGGCAGCCAAGCTGTCTCAGACCAGCCTTCAGCGCGGCGTCATCGAGACGTTCGTGCAGGAGTCCAGCATCCTGGACCGAATCCCGTTCCTGACCATCGAGGGCAACGCCTACGCCTACAACGAGGAGGCCACGCTGCCCGGCGTCGCCTTCCGTTCGGTCAACGAGGCGTACACCGAGTCGACCGGCACGGTGAACCAGAAGTCCGAGTCTCTGGTGATCCTCGGTGGCGACGCCGACGTGGACAAGTTCATCGTCCGCACCCGCGGCAACCTGAACGACCAGCGCGCCACGCAGACCCGCATGAAGGTCAAGGCCGCCTCCTACAAGTTCCAGGACGCCTTCTTCAACGGCGACGTCGCCGTGGACCCCAAGGGCTTCGACGGCCTGAAGAAGAGGCTGGTGGGCGCCCAGGTCATCGACGCCGCGACCAACGGCATGGGCCCGGTCGCCGGGGGACACGACTTCTTCGACGTCCTGGACACGGCCATTGCGCGCGTGCCCGGCGTCAACGGCTCCAACGGCGCCATCTACGCCAACTCCGCGGCGATCGCCCGCATCAAGTCCTCGGCTCGGCGCCTGGGCGGGGTGGAGATGGTCCGCGAGGCCCTGACCCAGAAGATGATCCCGACCTACAACGGGATCCCCCTGCTGGACCCGGGCCAGACGGCGGCCGGCGCCGACATCCTGCCGCAGACCGAGACCCAGGGCACCGCGGCCGGTACGGCATCGTCGATCTACGTCGTGAAGTTCGGCCAGGACGAGGGCGACAAGGCCGTCACTGGGCTGACCAACGGCGGCGTCCAGGCCTACGACCTGGGCGAGCTTCAGGAGAAGCCCGCGTACCGCACGCGCATCGAGTTCTACACCGGCCTCGCTGTTTTCGGCGGCAAGGCCGCCGCCCGCATCCGCGGCGTCCTGAACACCTGACCCGAGAGGAGACGGCCCCATGGCTGCGAGCAAGAACACCGGTACGCCGGACGAGACCAGGCTGGACGAGCACCTCGACAAGCCGTCGACCACCGCCCCGGGCGACGGGCCGGCGGACACCACCGATCCCGACGAGCGCGCATCCTCGGCAACGCCCGACAAGGGCGCGGCGGCCCGGGCCGGGCACGGCACCGTCAACGCCGTCGTGCCGCTGCCGAAGAGGAAGGCCGCGGCGGCCCGCCAGGGCAAGGACCGCACCGAGACCTACAGCGCGGTGAAGCCCGACGGGACCGAGGTGACCGTCGAGCGGAACATCGAGACGGGCGAGTCGTCCGTCACGGGGGGCTGAGATGCCGCTGCCTCCGCTGGCCACCGTCGAGCAGCTGGAGGACTGGTTGCAGGTGCCGCGGGGCAGCGCTCCCGTCAACACGGTGAACCTGGCCCTGGGCATCGCCTCGGACATGGTCCGGCGCGAGGCCAAGACCACGTTCACCGTGCGCACCGCGACCACTTGGCGGCTCATCGAGGACGGCCGGATCCTGCTCGCTGGGCCGGTCCAGTCCGTCGGCGAGATCGTCATGGACGACAACGCCCTGATCGAGGACACCGACTGGCGACTGGAAGGCGACAGCGTCCAGTTGCTCAACGCCTACCGGTGGCGCTCGTGCCGGCGGGCGCGCGTCACGTGGACGTTCGGCTGGCCGGTCGTGCCCATGGAGGTCGTGGGCCTGGTCCTCGATGTCACCGCGCGGGCGTGCGTGAACCCCAAGAACCTCCGCCAGGAGTCGACTGGGCAGCGCGCGGTGACGTTCGCGTCCGAGACGCTGGCCACGTCGCTGGCCGAGGTGGAGAAGGACAAGCTGGCCCGCTACCGGCCCAGTGCTTCTCTCACCTCGCGCTTCGGGAGGTGACCCGTGTTCGGTCAGTCGCCGCTGATGGACCAGACCGTCACGCACATCCCTCGCCACTACGGGGAGGACGACCGCGGTAACGACGCCTGGATCGAGGACACCCCGGTCGAGGTCGAGAACTGCTCTGTGCAGCCGCTCGACTCGGCGGAGTACCTGACCAGCGCATCCGACCGGATCGTCTCGCGCTGGCAGTTCTTCGGCCCGCCCGGGATGGGGCTGAAGGCCACCGACCTGATCGAGGTCGACGGCGACAAGTACGAGGTCGACGGCAAGCCGGGGCTGGCCCGGTCCATCTCCCCGTTCCTCACCCACACCTCCGCCGTGCTGAAGGAGTTCACGGGATGAGCAGACGTCCACGGATCAGGTTCGACGAGCGCGGCCTGACCGCCATCATGCGGCTGCCCGAGGTCCGGGCCGCCCTGCACAACAAGGCCGAGGAGATCGCCGCCCGGGCCAGGCCCATCGCCGCCTCTGAGATCGACGACGACTTCGCCTCTGAGATCCGTGTGCAGGACGAGACCCGCCCCTCCGGTCGTCCGGTGTCCAAGGTCATCGCCACCCGCGACGACGCACCCGACCACGAATGGGGCAGCACCAACACCCAGCGCCGCCGGGTGCTGGGCCGGGCGGCCGGCGTCCAGCCGGAGACCATCTTCCGGGACCGGGCGGACCGGCCATGACTTGGCCGGAGATGGACTGGGGCGACGTCGAGGAGGCCGCCGCGGTGTGGCTGCGCTCCCGGCATGCGGGCGTGCGCGTCGCCAACGAGCTGCCCGCCGACCTCGATAAGAAGCTGCCGCTGATCCAGGTGCAGGTCACCCCGGGGGGCGGCGAGGACGGCACCACCGGCGTCACGCTGATGGACGTGGCCACGTTCGCGGCCACCCGAACCCAGATGTGGGACCTGGCCCGCGCCGTCCACACCAGCATGCTCGCCCTCGCCGGCCAGTACGTCGGAGCCCTGGTCATCGACACCGTCTCCAGCGACAGCAGGCCCGCTCCCGTCGACTACGGCAACCCGGCCGTGCGCCGGGCGGTCGCCACCTACCGGCTCACCAGCCGCGCCCAGGCGCCCGCCTGACGCGCACGCAACCATCCACGCCCCCGCCCGCGCGGGGGCTTCGTCATGGAAGGGGGCCGCGATGCCGGCCGCTGACTTCACCGCGATGGCGGAGCTCCGCCAGTCGCTCATCCGCAAGGCACTCAGGTACGCGATCTTCGCGGCCGACACGACCGCGGCGGCTGTCTCCGCCCCGTTCGACTCCGGCGGCGTGCTCCAGACCCTGCCGTCCGGCTACGTGCCGGTGGGCTTCACCACGACCGACGGCGTCACCTTCTCCGGCGACCTGTCCAACTCCGACGTGGAGTCCGGGCAGTCGGCCTCTCCGACCCGCTCGGACGTGGAGACCGACACGCGGACCGCGCAGTGGGTGCCGCAGGAGACCAACGCGGCCGCCGTCGCGCTGTACGAGAACCTGCCGCTGTCCGGCGCCGGTTCCCTGCCCGAGCTCGGTTCGGCGACGTGGACCTGGTCCCGCCCGAAGACTCCGCCGACCCGCTACCGGCGCCTGGTCTTCATCGCCGAGGACCTCAACAAGGAGACGGGGCAGCCCATCTACATCGTCCGCCACTTCCCCAGCGCGCTGCGCACGGGACGCGAGGACGAGCAGTGGACGCGCACGGCGGAGATCGCCCGCGGGGTTACGTACCAGGCGTACCTCGACGACGTCCTCGGGACCGACTCCGTCACCTGGATCGACGGGCCCGGCTGGCGGGACCTGGCCCCGCTGTCGGACGAGGTCCAGAGCGTGGCCATCACCGGCGGCCCGACCGGCGGAACCTACACGCTCACCTTCGACGGGCAGACCACCTCCGGCATCCCGTACAACGCCACTGCGGCCACGGTGCAGTCGGCGCTGGAGGCACTGTCGAACGTCACCGACGGGGACGTGGTGTGCACCGGCGGCCCGCACCCGGGCACGCCCGTGGTGGTCACCTTCGGCGGCCAGTACGACGGCGAGGACGTGCCGCAGATGACCGGCAGTGCGGCCGGCCTGACCGGGGGCACCAGCCCTGCCGTGGTCGTCACCACCACCACGGCCGGCGGCGCGTGAGCTCCCCCCGCCAACCGGCACCGCGGCGGCGGCCCAGGGTGAGCCCTGCCGCCGCGGTGCCTTCACCCGCTCACCCACCGGCCACCCAGAAGCGAGACGAAATCACCATGAGCAAGCCCAACAAGAAGCGTTACGTCCTGTCTACGGTCCGTTCTCAGTACGCCGAGGCCGTCGGCGGCGAAGAGGTGGAGTTCGAGGGCCCGGGCGGCAAGACGTTCACGATGCCGCACCCGATGTTCGCCCCCTCGGAGTGGACCAAGGCCGTGGACGACGCCGAGTCTGACGAGGAGATCGCCGAGGCGATGCTGGGCGCCGAGCAGTACGCCGAGTACGTGGAGGCAGGCGGCAACCCGGCTGACGTCAACTTCATCCGCATGGCCGCGATGGAGGACATGAAGGGGGCCCTGAAGAAGGGCCGCCCTACACGGTCCTAGACGTCCTCGGTCCCTACCCCGAGGCCGTCGAGGCCGACCTGTGCCACCAGTACCCGCAGTACGGCGAGGGCGGCCCGCTCCGGGCGTTCTTCCAGGGCCGCATCACGCTGCGGCACCTGCGGGTCCTGGTGGAAGGGCTGCCGCCCGACGGCGCCCTGGCACGCAAGGCGGCCGGCCACCACTGGCAGCACGAACACTTCATGCTGGCCGACCTGCTGGACGTCCAGGTACGTGCGCGGGTCGACTTCGCCAACGCCAACCGTGCGGAGAAGGCGCCCATGCAGCCGTACCCGGACGCGGTGTGGCGGCCGGAGGCACCCAGCGTGAAGAAGAAGCGCGAGAAGAAGGCCCGGAAGGAAGCCGCAGAAGCCCGCAGTGGCTACCTGCGGATCGTCTCCCTGGTCACACCGGAGTACGCAGAGAAGGGGTGAGCCATGCCCCGCGCTGCATCCGTGTGGGTCGACGTCCTGCCGTCCATGGCGGAGATGCGCCGTGAACTGCGCCGCGAGCTGGAGCAGCCCGTCATCGACTCTGCCGCCCGGGCGGGCGACCAGGGCGGCGAGGCGATGGTGGGCGGCTTCAAGGAGAAGCTGAAGGCGGGCGGCGCCGTCATCGGCGTCGCGTTGGGCGCCGCCATCGCCGCCTCCACCGTCAAGCAGCTGGAGAAGGAGAAGACCGCCGACCGCCTGGCCGCGCAGCTCGGTCTGTCCGGCAAGGGTGCGGAGAAGGCCGGGAAGGCTGCCGGCGGCCTGTACTCCAAGGCCGTCGTCGACTCGTTCGAGGAGGGCGCCGAGGTCGTCCGGCAGGTCATGGGCTCCGGCCTGATCGACCCCAAGGCCAGCACCAAGTCCATCGAGCAGATCACCACCAAGGTCGCCGACCTGGCCAAGACGTTCGACCAGGACCTGGCCATGACCTCGAACGCGGCCGCCCAGATGATCCGCACCGGGCTGGCCAAGGACGGCACCCAGGCCCTGGACCTGCTCACGCGCGGCTTCCAGACCTCGGCGAACAAGGCCGACGACCTGGCCGAGACCGTCAACGAGTACGGCGTCCAGTGGAAGAAGATGGGCCTGGACGGCGCCACCGGCATCGGGCTGCTGAACCAGGCCATTGCAGGGGGCGCTCGCGACGCCGATATCGCCGCCGACGCCATCAAGGAGTTCAGCATCCGGGCCGTGGACGGCTCGGACACCACCAAGGAGGGCTTCAAGGCCCTGGGACTGTCGGCCACCGACATGGCCAGCAAGTTCGGCAAGGGCGGCAAGGTCGCCACGGCGGCCCTGGATCTGACCCTGGACCGGCTGCGCGCCATCGAGGACCCCGTCAAGCGGGAGGCGGCCGCGGTCGCCCTGTTCGGAACCCAGGCCGAGGACCTCGGGGCGGCCCTTTACAAGATGGACGTCTCCACGGCCGCCGACAGTCTCGGCAAGGTGGGCGGGGCGGCCAAGAAGATGGGCGACACCCTCCGCGACAACACGTCCACGCGCATCGAGGTCCTGAAGCGGCAGCTCACCAGTGCCTTCGGCACGGCCGTCAACGCGATCGTGCTGCCCACGATCAACGGCCTGATCACCGGCATACGGTCGCTGGACGACGTCCTCGAGGCGACGGGCGCCTGGTTCTCCAAGTGGGGTGCCTGGCTGATCCCGCTGGGCATCATCGTCGGCGGGCTGACGATCGCCCTGAACGCCAACGCGATCGCCACCGGCATCGCCATGGGCGTGATGGGCGCCTACTCCCTGGCCGTGCGCGGCGTGGCCGCCGTGACCCGCGTATGGGCGGCCGCACAGCTGCTGATGAACAGCATCATGGCGCTCAACCCGTTCGTCCTGGTCGCCATCGCGGTGCTCGCCCTCGGCGCGGCCCTGGTCGTCGCCTGGAAGAAGTCCGAGACGTTCCGCAGCATCGTCATGGGCGTCTGGGAGGCCATCAAGACCGGCGCGATGTGGCTGTGGACCAACGGCATCAAGCCCATGGTCGACGGCTTCATGTCCGGCATGCGCTGGATCGGCGACGCCGCGTCCTGGCTGTGGAACACGGTGCTGAAGCCGGTGTTCTCCGCCATCGACACCGGCGCCCGGATCCTCGCCACCATCCTGACGATCGTGGTCTTCGGGCCCATCTACCTGGCCGTGAAGCTGCTGGGTGCGGTCTTCGGCTGGCTCTGGACGGCGGCCATCAAGCCGGTCTTCGGGTGGATCCAGGCCGGGGCATCGCTGCTCTGGGCCGCCGTGCAGATCGTCTTCGGCTACTTCATGGCCGGCCTCAAGACGGTGGGCGGCTGGTTCAAATGGCTCTGGAACAACGCGGCCAAGCCGGTCTTCGGCTGGGTCGCCGCCGGGGCCAAGGTCCTGTGGTCCGGCGTGACCATCATCTTCGGCTACTTCATGACCGGGCTGAAGACCGTGGGCGGCTGGTTCAAATGGCTGTACAACAACGGCGTCAAGCCTGCGTTCAACGGCGTGAAGTCGGTCATCTCGACCGTCTGGGAGTCCGGGATCCGGCCCGTCTTCGACAAGATCAAGGCCGCTACCGGCAGGGTCGCCGACGCGTTTGAGGTCGCCCGGGCGGGCATCAAGCTGGCCTGGGACAAGGTCAAGGGCATCGCCAAGACCCCGGTGAAGTTCATCATCGACACGGTCTACAACGGCGGAATCGTCAAGGTGTGGAACAAGGTGGCGGACGTCTTCGGCGCCCCGACCCTGGACCCCGTCAAGGGCTTCGCCCGCGGTGGCCTGCTGCCCGGACAGTCGTCCTACCGGCAGGGTGACGACCAGCTGGTGCCGATGCGCCGCGGTGAGGGCGTCGCCGTGTCCGAGGCGATGCGTGATCCGTATGAGCGGGCGCGGCTGCTGGCCGTGAACAAGGCCGCCATGCGCGGCCAGTCGCTGAGGCCGTTCCAGGAGGGGTTCGCCAAGGGCGGCATCTTCGGCTGGGTGAAGAGTGCGGCGTCCAAGACGGTGGACCTGGCCAAGTCCGGTGTCGGCTGGCTGAAGGACGGTGTGAAGGCCTCCGCCGAGGCGGGCCTGAACAGCGTGGTGGAGCCGCTGCTGGACCGGATCGCCGGTTCGGCGTCGGTGTACCGGGACATGATCTCTGGCATTCCACGCCGCATGATCAAGTCGATTCTGGGCTACTCCGGCGAGGCCGATAAGAAGCTCGAGGCCGCGGGCATCGGCGGCAAGGGCTACAAGGCGGCCCTGTCCTGGGCGCGCACCCAGCACGGCAAGAAGTACCAATGGGGGGGCAACGGCAACCCCAGCTGGGACTGCTCGGGTTTCATGAGCGCCATCGAGTCCGTCATCCGCGGGCAGAAGCCGCACCGCCGCTGGGCCACCGGCAGCTTCTCCGGAGTGACCGCCGCGCCCGGCTGGGTCCTGAACAAGAAGTCCCCGTTCCAGATCGGGATCACGAACGCCGGCGTGGGCCACACGGCCGGCACGATCAACGGCGTCAACGTTGAATCGCGGGGCGGGGACGGCGTCATCGTCGGACCGCGCGCCCGCTCGTACCGGGACAGCCTGTTCACCCACCGATACGGGTTCGCGGCCAAGGGGTACGCCGACGGCGGCAAACCGCGCCCCGGCGAGATCGCCTGGGTGGGCGAGCGCGGCCCGGAGCTGGTGAAGTTCGGGAGCGGCAGCGCGGAGGTCTACAACCACACCGACTCCATGCGGATGTGGGAGGGCCTCGGCGCCCGCGGCTTCGCCAAGGGCACCGCGTCCTCGAGGGCCAAGGCCCGCAAGGACATCCCCGGCGACCTGAAGGCCTTCACCAAGTCGCTGACCGGCTCGGCGGCGGACATCTCCAAGGCCACCAAGGAGCTGGTGAAGGACCTGACGGCGGCGGGCGGCGGCAAGTCGCTGCTGGCCTCGGTGCAGAAGGTCTCTGCCAAGCTCCAGTTGCTGGCCAAGCAGCGCGACGCCATCGCCGGCCGGATCGCCACGGCGAAGGCGGCGGCCGCCGACCAGAAGAAGGCCGCGCAGGACTACCTGGGGCTGTCGAACCTGGGGGACGCAACCAGCATCGGCGATCTGATCTCCGGCATGAAGGAACGCCAGGGCACCCTGAAGGGCTTCCAGAGCCAGATCAGCACGCTGTCCAAGAAGGGCCTGAACCAGCAGCTGATCAGCCAGCTGGTGGAGATGGGCCCGGGCAGCCAACTCGCCGGGCTCGTCTCCCGGGCCACGCCGGCGCAGATTAAGGAGCTCAACAAGCTCGCCGCCTCGGGTGTCAAGTTGTCGGCCAGCTACGGCAACACCATGGCGGACGCCATGTACGACGCCGGGAAGATGGCGGGCAAGGGCTTCCTGACCGGCCTGATAGCGGACCAGAAGGCGATCCAGGCCGTCATGGCGAAGCTCGGCGCCGACGCCATCAAGGCGATCCGCTCCAAGAAGGGCATCGACGCTCACTCCCCGTCCCGCAAGGGCGAGCAGGCGGGCGCCGACCTCGGCGCCGGCCTGGTGGCCGGCATGTCCGCCGCAGGGCCCGCCATCGAGTCCGCGGCTGCCCGCATGGGCGCCTCCGCAGTCCCTGCCGGAGTCGTCCCTGTCACCTCCGGAGCGACCCGCCAGACCACCTCCAACGGCCTGAACGGACAGCCGCTCTACCTGGTCGTCGAAGACGGTGTGGTGCTGCGCGCGTACCTCTCGGACCGGGTCGACGACGCCCTGACCGACGTGCGCCGCGGCAAGCGGTCCGGCTCCAAGAAGAAGTAGGGAGGCACCCCGTATGCCGATGATCGTGGACCCGTCGGCGCCGCAGGTCACTCCGCCCGCCACCGTCACCAGCCCCGACGGCTGGCTGACCGCTGTGGTGGACGCGCAGTGGGCGGGCGTCTACCTCGCGGTCAACTACCTGGGCGGCAGCTCCCCGCTGGCCGGTGCCGCCCAGGTCCGCAAGGTGAGGCTCACCCGCCAGGACCCCGGCCAGGGCGCGCCCGTCCCAGTGCGCTCCGGGGACCTGGCGTGGGCCATCGAGGGCGTCGGCCAGGCCTACGACCACGAAGCGCCCCTGGGCGTGGCCGTGGCGTACACCGCGCAGCCGCAGTTCGCGGACGGCTCGTGGGGGCCGCTGTCGTCGCTGGGCCTGGTCGTGCCCGCCCCCTCGCCCGGGCAGAACCGCGACCTGTGGCTGAAGTCCATTGACGAGCCTGGCCTGTCGATGCGGGTGATGTACGGCCCCGACCAGGGCACGACCAGTGAGGCCCGGATGGACACCGCGGCGCGCACGGGCACGCCGTACACCGCGGTCGCCTACGACACGGCGGCTGCGCCCGCCGAGTCCGTCCAGGTCGACGTCCTCACAGCCCACATCGAGCAGTTCCGCCTGCTGATCCGCTCTGGGGTGCTGCTCGCCCAGGTGCGGCCCGGCTACCAGAAGCCGGACAGGTTCTTCGTGCCCGGCGCTGTCACTGAGAAGGCCACCGGGAAGCTCGGCTCCACGGGCGGCTACACCGTCACGTTCGACATCGCCCCCATCGAACGGCCCCACACCACTGGCCAGCCCATGCGGGCCCCGGCCTGGTCCTACGACACGCTCGCCGCCCAGTTCGCCACCTACGACGCGGTCGCCGCCTCCTACCCCACCTATGCGGCGCTGGCCACGAACGGCGCGGTGACCTGACGTGCTGCCCATCTCCCAGACGGCGCTGGCCGCGCTGGGGCAGGCCACCGCCCGCCCGGTGAAAGCGGAGTGGTCCAACGACGGCGGACGCACGTGGCAGCCCGTCCAGTTCGGCTCGGGGCAGGTGACCCCGGACCGTACCGCGGAGGTCCGCTACGCCGCTGCCGTCGAGCTGCTCGACGCGCCCCGGGGACGGCACGGCATCAACAGCGTCTCCACCGAGGTCCGGCTGTTCCAGGGCATCAAGGCGCCCAGGCGGGACGTCGAGTGGATCGCCGCCGGCCGCTACACCATCGACCGGCTGCGCCGTACCCGCCTCGGCGTCTCCCTGGACCTGCTCGGCCGTGAGGACATCGTCCGCAGCGCGGACCTGCCCACGGCGCGCACCATCGGCCCGGACACGGCGAAAGTGTGCGCCGAGCAGCTGCTCGCCGAGGCCCTGCCCGGCTCAACGGTGGCATGGGCGGCCGGAGTGAAGACGGAGACGCCACTGCCGGCGTTCGTCGTCGACGAGGACCGCTGGGCGGCTATCAGCGGAGGCACCGATTCGTCCGGCGCCGGGACCGGCATCGCGTCCTCCTTGGGCGCGGAGACGTACTGCGACGCCCGCGGCATCCCCACCTTCCGGCCGGTGCCGACCCTGGCCGATCCGGTGGTGTGGGAGATCCCCCGCAGCCTGGTCACCGCCGAGCCCGCCGAGGAGGAGTCCAGCGAGGGCCTGCGCAACCTGTGGGTGGTCACCGGCGACGCCGGCAGCGGCGGGGACGTGATCGGGCCGGTGTTCCGCTGGGACGACGACCCCGACAGCCTGACCTACGCCGGGCCGGACCCCGTCGGCGATCCGCTGGCGCCGCAGCGCCTGGGCCTGCCCGGCGTGCGGGTGCGCACCGGCCGCTACAGCAGCGCGCTGATCACCAGCCTGGCGCAGGCCCGCGACGTGGCGGCCGCGCAGCTCGCCGACTCCCTCGGCGTGCAGGCCTCGCTGTCCTTCACCGCTGTGTGCAACCCGGCGATCGAGCCGGGCGACGTCGTCCTGGCCGAGGTCGCCGACGGGGTGTGGGAGCGCCACCTGATCGACTCCAACCCCTACACGCTCGGGGGCGTGTCGATGACCTGCCAGACCCGCACCAGCACGAGGAGGATCTGAGGTGGGCATCCGCGACCAGCTGGGCAAGGACCTGGACACGCTTGAGGCGTCGGCCGGAGGCCTTCAGACCGTCACCGCCGACGTCATCGACGTCACCGAGGACGGCAAGGTCAACCTGCGGATGCAGGGCGCGGACTTCTACGGCGTCGCCTGCACGGACGCCTACCGCAACCGCAAGGCCGGGGACACCGTGGCCGTGCGCCGCGGCACCGTCCCCGTCGTCCTGTGGCGGCTCGGCGACGACCCCGCGGAGACCGAGCAGGCAGAGGTCGAGAAGATCGCCCAGCAGGCCGCCCGTGACATTCAGGTGGTGCGGGCGGCCACCTACGGCACCGGCGCCCCCGCAGGATCCGGCTGGCAGGCCGCCTCCGCGGTCTACGTCCGCAAGGTGGACGGCCGCCTGGAGCTGTACTTCCAGGTCGCTTCCGACGCCGACCCGTCCCCGGGCACCCCGGCCGTGCCCGCCCCGAAACCGGTCACCATCAGCCCGACCGCGTCGGGCACCTGGCGCGGCGGCCGCCCCGACGACTACGCGGCCGCGCCGATGCAGGGCGACTGGACCGGCAGGGGAAACAGAAGGGGCGGCTGGTTCTACGGGTCGGCGATCCAGACCGCCTGCGCGGGCAAGACGGTGGCGCGCATGACCGTGGCGTTCACCCGCAAGACCGGCTCGGGCGTCAACGGCAAGCGGCCGCTACACCTCTACTTGCACAGCCACTCCTCGCCCCCGTCGGGCCAGTTGAACCTGGGCAGCGGGCCCGAGGAGTTGCTGCGGTTGTCGGTCGGCGCGAAGGGCACGGCGACGCTTCCGCAGTCCTGGGCGGCCGCGCTGGCGTCCGGGTCCGCGAAGGGCCTGGCCATCTACGCCAGCGGCAGCAGCGACTACATGGCCGTCACCGGCGGCCGACTCACCATCACGTTCTCCTAGGAGCCTCATCTTGGCGACCATCGGATACGCCGAGCTGCCCGTTCCGGGCGGCGCGGACAGCCCCACCACACCAGGCCACCTCGCCGACCTCGCGACCGCGATCGACCCGCACCTGGTCCACCACGTCGCCAACGTCAGCCAACGCGACCAGAAGTTTGCGGACGCCCCGCTGCACACGGCGGTGACCGCGGCCGACGGCTCCCTGTGGCTGAAGACGTCGGCGACCTCCAACACCTGGGCCACGGTCTACGCGCCGGACCCGGGGTGGCGGCCGGTGTCCCTCGCCTCCGGCTACGAGGAGGACCAGACCGTGCCCGAGGTGAAGCGCATCGGCAACCAGGTGTGGACGCGCGGCCGGATCCGCAGGACGGACGGCACGCCCATCGCCCCGAACGCGACGAAACTCGGCAACGTGCCGGGGGACTGCATCCCGAAGCAGCTCGCCACGTTCGCCGGCGGCTCCAGCATGACCGGCGACCCCATCGTCGGCGTCGCCCGTTTCGAGGTCTACAGCCCGCTCAACACCCAGCAGACACCCGGCTCGCTGATGCTCTACAGCCAGGACGCCGAGGCTTATGGCTTCACCTGGGTGGACATCTCCGGTTCCTACTGGATCGACTGAAAGGCCGCCCGTGGCGCTCTACACCTTCGGCGGCACCCCCGCCGACGTCCTCACCACCGCGACCGGCGACGTCGTCCCCGACTACCCCCTCATCGTGCGCCGCGCCGGCACCGGCGAGCGGATCACCGCCCTGTACGAGGCGGACGGCACCACCCCGATCGCCGAGCTGCGCAGCAACCCGGCCTCACACGCTCAGCCCGGCGCCATCCGGCCCTTCAAAATCGCCGACGTCACCGAGATCGAGTTCGAGTATCTGGGCCCGGACGGGCAGCCGGTGCGCTGGTACCAGGCCGCGCGCGAGGTCGCTGCCGAGGCCCTCGCCAAAGCGTCCGGAGCGCTGCCCACGACCGGCGGCACCCTCACCGGGAAGGTGCAGACCTCGGGCCAGGCCGGAAGCGACGTCGTCGACGCGTCGTTCGTCGCCGGCGACGCCTTCGACCGTTACCGGCGTCTGGTCAGCGGCGAGGAGGCCTGGGGCCCGGGCGACGCAGCCCGCGACGTCCGCTGGTTCCGCAGCGGCGCGAAGACGATGACTCTCACCGGCACCCTGCTGCCCGAGGCGGTATCGCTCGCCGGCAGCCGTGTCTTCAACGTGATCGGTGCTGTGGGCGACGGCGTCGCCGACGACCGCGCCGTCATCCAGGCCGCGCTGGATGCCGCACGCGACGCCGGCGGCGGCACCGTGCTGATCCCGCCCGGCCGCACCTACGGCGTCGGAACGTTCCTCGTCGCTTACGACCACACCACGATCGTCGCCCGCGGAGCGACGCTCAAAGCCATCGGCACCGGCGCTGGCCTGCTGCGCAACTTCCTGTCCTCGGAGTCCTTCAGCGGCTACAGCGGGCACTCCCACATCACCGTCATCGGCGGCGTCTGGGACGGCAACGCCAGCGACGGATCCACCGGCACGGTCACCGCGACGACGAACGTACTGGGCTGGGTGCACGCCTCGGACATCACCGTCCGAGACGCCACCATCCGCAACGTCTCCAGCGCGCACGCCTGCGAGTTCAACAGCATCAACGGCGGGCGGGTCATCAACTGCCGCTTCGAGGGCTACCGCGACAACAGCGGCACCAACACCCGCCAGTTCAGCGAGGCCGTGCAGATCGATCTGGCCAAGTCCGGCAGCTCCAGCATCGGCGCGTTCGACAACACGCCCAGCAAGAACATCGTCGTGCTCGGCTGCTACTTCGGCCCGTCCAGCAGGCTCGGCGCCCACGGCCGGGCGGTCGGCTCCCACACCCTGGCCGCGGGCGTCACCTACGACAACATCCAGATCATCGGCAACCGCGTCGACGGCGCCCTCCAAGAGGGCATCCACGCCTTCGGCTGGAAGCGCGCCGTCATCGCGGACAACATCATCACCGGCACGGGCAAGGCCGGAATCCTGGCGACGATGACCGATCCGGCGACCACATCCGTCGCCCCGCACGGCCTGTCCGTCACCGGCAACATCGTCGAGTCCGCCGGCGACGACTCCGGCATACGCGCCATCGCCTACGCCGCCTACAAGTACCCGGGCGTCAACATCGCCAACAACGTGGTCCGATCGGTCACCGGCAACGGCATCCATGCCGAGCACTGCGACCGGCCGAACATCACGGGCAACCGCGTGGAGTCCACCAGCAGCACGGGCATCTACGCCCACTACAGCGACGGCGCCACCCTCGCCGGGAACACCTGCCGCTCGGCGGGCAGCAACGCCCTGAACGTCTCCGGCACGGTCGGCGCGAGCCTGACCGGCAACCTGGTGGACGGCACCAGCAGCAACTTCGGCATCTTCATCGGCCAGGGCTCGGACGGCTCGACGAACAGCCGCGACGCCCTCATTGTCGGCAACCAGATCACCGCGCCCGCCAGTTCCGGCATCCGGCTGTCGACGAACGCCACCGGCTGTCTCGTCACCGGCAACAAGGTCCGCAAGGACGGCGGAGCAGCCACGAGCGCCCTGTCGATGGCGGCCTCGGCCACCGGCTGCTCGGTGCTCAGCAACGACTTCAGCGGCAACGGCTGGGGCGCCGCTGCGGCCATGAGCGTGTCGACGGCCGCGCCCACCACAGGCCAGGGCGGCATGACCGCGCTGCCCGGATCCAACGCGGTCGACGGGGACCTGACGCCCGTCCCTGCGCTTGAGGCGGGCATGTCCCCGTCGGACCGGTACGAGACGACCAGCCGCCTGCGCTGCGGCACGGCGTCCACCCCGGTCAGCGGCGCCCTGTACCTGGTGCCGATCTGGCTGCCCAAGGGCCTGACCATATCCAGCATCTCGTTCACCTCGGGCGGCACCGCGGCCGCGTCACCGACCAACCAGTGGTTCACCGTGCACAACGCCAGCAGGGTGGCGCTGGCGCGCACGGCGGACGCCACGACGGCGGCCTGGGCGGCGAACACGACCAAAACCTTGGCCATCGCCCAGACCACCGCGGGCGCGGCGACCTCGTACACCACGACCTACAGCGGCCTGCACTACCTGGGCGTCATGGTCGCCGCCACCACCATGCCGAACCTGGTGGGCGAGGGATCCCTGCCCGCCGGCGTCGCCAACGCCTCCCCGGGCTTCGGGCCGACGAACAGCGGCCAAACCACCCCGCCCACCGTGACCGGCGGCGCTTTCACCGCGGCGGCATTCGCCGGCGCCGGGATCCTCGCCTACGGCTACACCGGCTGACCGTCCGTTCACTTCACGCCCCGCTCCCATCGGTCGGGGCCTTTCTCATGTCTGGAGGCCTCATGGCCACACCGCTGTCCCCATCGAGACTGGTGGAGATCCTCCGCGCCGAGGGACTGACCGTTCACGAGGTCCGCTCGTGGCGCACCCACAACCGCAACAGCAAGGGCCCGTGGGGGCCGGTGAACGGGGTGATGATCCACCACACCGTGACCTCCGGCACCGCGGCCTCTGTCCGCATCTGTTACGACGGGTACGCGGGCCTGCCCGGGCCGCTGTGCCACGGCGTCATCGACAAGAAGGGCCACGTCCACCTCGTCGGCAACGGCCGCGCCAACCACGCGGGAAGCGGCGACAGCGACGTCCTGCGCGCCGTTGTCGGCGAGCGCTCCCTGCCCGCCGACAACGAGACGGACACCGACGGCAACCGGCACTTCTACGGCTTCGAGGCCATCAACATGGGCGACGGCAGGGACCCGTGGCCGAAGGAGCAGCTGGAGGCCATCGAGAAGGTCTCTGCCGCGATCTGCCGTCACCACGGTTGGACGGAGCGGTCCGTCATCGGCCACAAGGAGTGGCAGCCGGGCAAGGTGGACCCTCGCGGATTCGGCATGGAATGGATGCGCGGGCAGATCCGTGACCGGCTCAAGCCCACCGTCGTCTACACCGTCACCAAGGGCGACACCCTCTGGTCTATCGCGGCCTCCAAGCTCGGCGACGGCAACCGCTGGCGGGAGATCGCCAGCCTCAACAAGCTCCGGGACGCCGACGCGATCACGCCCGGTCAGAAGCTGACCCTGCCCAAGAAGTGAGGACCTCCATGAGAATCTCCCCCATCGCCAAGGCGATCGTGTCCGGCATCGCCGCCGGATCCGCGGCGGCCGTCACCGCCGCGCAGGACAGTGTCATCACCACGGGCGAGGGCGTCACCATCGCCCTGGCCGTCCTCGGCGCCTGGGGCATCACCTGGGCCGTGCCCAACCGTCCGACTCAGACCCGCTCTCTGCCGCGCGACCTGTAGGGAGCCACCTTGGACGCCACCACCCTCGGCTCCCTGCTTGTGGGCGTGGGCGCGGTCGTCGGCGGCGTGGTGGCGTACCTCGGCAAGCGGGGAGAGAACGCAACCACCCGCATGAACTCGGAGCTTGACCAGATCCAGGAAGAGCGCGACAAGCTGCGCGAGCAGCTCACCGCCCGGGACCAAAAGATCGAGGGACTCCTCGAACAGCGCGTCGCCGACCAGGTGGAGATCGCCCGCCTCCGCGTGAAAGTCGTCAACTTGGGAGGCGATCCGTGACCCGTGCAGAAAAGGCCCTTGCCCGCCGCTGGCGCCCGCTGGCGCTGCTGTGCTGGCTGGTCGCCCTGTCCGGCGCGGTCGTCATCATCTGGAGCCGCATCGACGCTGAGACGACCGCACGACAGGAGGCTGTCGCCGAGGCGAACCGCAGAGGCGAGGCCGTCTCCACCCTCGCGACCGACGTCCGCCAGCTGCGGGAGCAGGTGAAGGGCGAGGGCGAGACACCCGTCGCACCTGACCCGTCCGAGGCAGTGGACGATCTGCCCGAGCGGGCCGAGGTGCCCGTACCGATCCCCGGCGAGAAGGGCGACCCCGGCAGGCCGGGCCGGGACGGCTCACCGGGAGCCGAGGGAGAGCCCGGCCAAGACGGGGCACCGGGCACACCGGGCCAGGACGGCACGCCTGGCGAGAACGGCGAACCGGGCGCGGACGGCGAACCCGGGGAGGATGGCGCCCCGGGCGCGGACGGCGCACAGGGGCCAGCCGGACCGGAGGGACCACAGGGACCGCCTGGCCAGCAGGGACCGCAGGGCGAGCAGGGACCCCGCGGCGAGCAAGGGCCGCCCGGCCCGGACTGCCCCGACGGCTACTCGCTCCAGGCCCCGAACTGGGATCCGGATGCGCTCGTGTGCCGCCGTGACGGCGCACCACAGCCGAGCCCCGGCGACGGAGGCCTGCTCTCCCTCGCCCTCGATCCTTACCGCCGCCAGTACCCATGACGAACGCCCCCTGCACGGCCACCACGGCCGTGCAGGGGGCGTTTCGTCGTGCCCGGAGTCAGTCGTCGAGGTCGATACGGAAGTCCACCACCGTCGTGTCGCCCCTCCGGACGATCGGGTGGGCGACCTCGACAACGCGGCCGGTGTCGGCGATGTGCCTGCGGGTGTACCGGAGCACGGGCACGCCGGCGCCGATCCGGAGTGTGGCCGCCTCCAGCTCGGTCGGCATGGCCGCCGTGAAACTCTCGGTGATCGTGGTGACGCGGATGCCGAGGCTTCCCAACTGGGCGCGGGTGCCGCCCGGCCAGGGCTCGTTGATGGGATCGGCGACTGGGGTATCGGCGACGTCAGCCCATCGCAGGTAGCTGGTGGACATCTGGGTGGGCTGGTCGTTGTCGTAGAACACGAAATGCCGGGCCAACAGTTCCTCGCCCGGCTCGGCCTCGAACAGCGCGGCAATCTCGATGTCGGCCTCGATCCGCTCGAACCGCTTATCCAGCCGGTACTCGGTCCACCCGATGCCCTGGTCACGGGTGAACGGCGTAGACCGGTCGCCGCCCACCCTTCGGTACCGGTCGGCCGCGAGGCGATGAACCGGAGGCCGCGCCCGCACACGAGTGCCAGCACGGGCCCGACTCTCGATGAGGCCCTCGCTACGCAGCAGGCCGAGCGCGTTCCGGACCGTGGGCTCCGACACGCTGTAAGCCCTGGCAAGTTCGGGCAGCGTCGGCAGCCGGTCGCCTTCCTGGTATCCCTCGGCGCCAGCCAGGATGCGCTCGCGCAACTCGCGCGCGATCCGCACATATCCGGCCTGATCATTGCGCGCCACCGTGCCGCCCCTTCCGGGTGATCGCCGCCTTTTCTGATGACACATATTGCACGGACCCGCTTGACCTGCGCCAACCCCAGGGCCAATCTGTAATCACAAAATCCGTATCAGTAATCGGAAACGGACCGGGGGACCGTCATGCCCGAGTCGGGTCGTTCGTGGCAGAAGCCTTTCAAGGCCGAGCCGATCGAGGCGCGTCACGTCCGCCTGTGGGTCGCGGGCCGCGTCCGGCATCCCGACGCCCCCATGGTCGCGCACGAGCTGTACGTGGCGATCCTCAGTTCGGGCGCCCCCGCCGTGGAGGTGACCCTGTCGACAGCAGGGACACGCGTGCGCATCACGGCGCTCGGGCCGGACCCGCTCCCCCTCCTCTACAGCCACGGGCCCGGCTGGCAGATCATCACCGGCCTCGCCGACACTGCCGGCCTCACCACCGACGAGTGCGGGCTGTGGGCGCAGTTAGGGACGAGCCAGTGACCAGGGCCCCGGGAAACCGCCGCCGCCGACCAGCACACCAAGAGGGACAGCAGATGAGCAGCACACAGACCGAGTTCACACCCATAGAGCTGGCGCTGGGGCTCCTGGAGCTTCCCAGCCTCGACGGCCTCACCGAGGAGCAGGTGCGCGGCTTTACGTGCATCTGGGACAGCGGTGAGAAGCCCCTCGCCGAGGCGGACGCCGTCACCCTCGGGCCACGTCGCAAGAAGCGGTTGGACGGCGAGTACGAAGTGCACCCGCGCGGCTGCCCCGAGCACGTGGCGCACGCGGCCTACGAGGCGTTGTTCCGCCACTGCATGGAGGAGTGCGAGCAGTGCGGCCGGCCCGAAAAGAAGACCGAGGACGCAGTCGAGCAGGAGACCTCCTGCGAGATCGGTGTCGCCCTGCGCCGCCTGGTCATCCGGAAGGGGCGGCTGTGGTGACTCCCCTCCCCGACCACC